TCTTCTCTTTTCATGGAATAGTAGAGATTACGGTAAAGAGTCTTGACATTAATGTAGATACACTTATTCTCTAAATAAATAGGTTTCTCATGCTTAATCTCTTCGTGGATATTGAGTAGCGATTCAAATGCCAACGAAGTAGCAATAGAGAGAGGAATCTGTCCTCTCTCCCGTTCATTGACAAGGCGGTTCACGGTCATCCTTTAAATGATTTGGCTTAAATACTTAGGTAGTTGTTTCACTACAACTGCCTCGGTATTGAGCTGATTGAGCTTATTAACAATCAATTCTTCAATATTCTTGTTATTGATTATCAATGGAACGTATTCGTTTTCGGTAGAGAACACATCTTTATCTTCAGCAATCACGGTTTTGTCTACCTTAACGTTTAAGGAAAACATAAACTGGACATAGCTTGTCTTTAGAGACATGAATGTCTTATCACTGGCTAGAGGATGGTTTTTCTCACAAACGATTCGAATACGACTACCAGTAGGTAGGTTTTCAATGTTTCTCTTTATCTTCTCTAAAGATGTCTCTAAATCCAATTCGGTAACAATCACTGTCTTGTAGATAGTTGCTTCTTTATTCTCAATAAACTTAGCTCTAAAGTCACCACTAGGTTGTACCAATACCTCCACAAAACCTTTGGCTTCTTCTTCTCCATGTTTCAATCGAGAAAAGCTACCAGGAGCAATGATTTGTTTATTGGTAGAGTGGGTGTGGATGTGCCCAATGATAATGGGTCCTTTTACCACTGAGAAGTAATCACTCTCATTGTGCTTGTGTTCAGGAGCAATTTCCGGTATTTGGTATTGAAAACACCCGTGCATTAGTGCTAGGTCTACTTTCTCTAATTGCTCTTCTTTCAATAACTCCTGTACTCTCTTGAATGTATCTTCAGGTTTAGAACGAGGTCTATCCGGAATAAAGAGCACATGGATATCGAACTTAGAGACATATCGAATACTGATGTCATCAGCAAAGACAATATCAGCATTTATACCAGTGGTTTCATTCAAGTGTAGAAACCACTGGATTTGGTTAGCATCATGCAAAGGGGTACCATCGACAATGAGTAAAGTAATATCGTGTTTCTTTACCCATTCTAGAATATAGATAATGGCTTCTTTGGTGGTATAGACATCCGGATGGTTATTGGGCATGAGTTTATCCCAAAAGTCCCCATCCAGCATCATGATGTCAATAGAAGAAGCCCATTTGTTATAAGGAAAGCAATGCTTGATTTCCTCGAATATCTTCTCACTGAAAGTGGTGGAGTGACACATGTGTACGTCACCCCAAGCCACTATCTTTAATGGTCTAATCATTCTGTGTTATCCAGACTATTCATCTTCATCAAAAGTGAATTCCACATTCGTCGTATTTACGGTTGTTTTTTCTTCTGGTTTAACGACTTCTTCACCACCTAATACCTTACGGTAGTTGTCTGGATTCAAGATACCCATTTTATCAAAGAAGGCTGTCCATTTAGCTCGGTGTTCATCCATTACTTTGTCGTCTACACGAGAGGAGAGCATGTCTAAGAAATTGATTCTCTCTCTTTCAGCTGCTTCTTTATAGGTGCGGGAATACTGGTCAATACGATCCATGGTATTACCCAGTGTTTCACTACCTTCTAATGGGTCTTTATCTTCATTGGTTAAGACAAAGAATTCACTAGGTACCAAAGAAGGTACTTGAGCGGCAATGGTACCGGTACTGTCGATTAGGTCTACTGGCATGAATACACTACCAGCAAAATCTATCCAGTCGTTCATGTTGTACTTAGCATCATCTTCTTGAAAACCACAATGTAGGGCTAAGAAATGCTCAATATACTCGTGTACAGGCATTTGGGGAGGATGAGCCAGTTGTTCTGCTCTCATCTCCTTAATGGTTTCAATATGGGGTTTTACCCAATCATTCAGTCTATCGAATGCCGTTTTAGGGGCTTCGTTAGATTCTAATTTGTCTTGTTCTAGTAGATTGATTTCAGCCATTTGTATTATTCCTCATTAGCGACTAGAGAACTTATCCAATACGTACTTGAATACCCCGCCGTCGTAGACAATAGGTTTATCCATTCTTAGATAATCGGTATTATCTAGAACTTCTACAGTGAGTCGTAGACCTACTGCTGATTCAGTTAACTCATTAATCGCCTTCTCTTCGTTATTGAGTGTAACGGGTATCACCTCTACACTGCATTCTGGGAAGTACTGACCAATGGCTTCAGTTAAGTAAGTCTTAATCGCACTGGCTAAACGCTCTACATCCCCTACGTTTTCCTGAGTCAATACTTGATAAGTTAAGAACTGACGGTAGTAGAGGGTAGACTGAGAACCATCACTCGTGAAGAAGTTAGCTAGAATACGGTCTAGTTTCTCCCTACCGTTATTGGTTACCCAACCCACGCTATCCAGTGTCGGTACTATTTTCTCGTTTCTATCGAAGTTATTCTGCTGCATTTAGTCACCTCAGTGTAAAAAATAATCTATCAAAAGAGTAAGACTACCCGTACCTAATCGAGTACGGGTAGTCTCTTTATTCTCTCTTACAGATAAGCACCAGATATACTGGTTGGGTCTATCTCCTCATTATCGCCATTGATTAGATTATACAACCTGTTCCAGTTATAGCGAATCATGAGTTTCTCATTGGTTTGCAATTCTCTCTCATTATCCAAATCTTCGTTCATGTAGATACGGAATACTTCCTCTCCACCGGTATCTTCCCCTTCATCGCCATAGAGTAATACCCCACTCATGACAGACTGATAAAGCGGATTTCTCTCACCCGGTAGATTCGGATATCTGTCTTCACAATACCAACCCTCTAATCTACCGGCTCTTACCTCTTGATTAATATAAGGCATAGCACACAAGTAAGATTGATTTAATGGATTAGCATATCGGAATTCATCTACCGTATATAGGGGACGGATACTGTCTTCGAAGATACTACCGGCAAACTCCAAACTATTCTTCGCTATGTTAATGGCTCGTAATGCCCCAGTATCAAAACGGTGTTGTACCGCTTGCTGGAATTCAAATGCACTTTCACCATAGCGTTCAGTTAAGGAGTTAATGCGGTTTTGGATGTAATTGATGGACTCATTAGACATGACGCCATACATGGCTGTTCTCATGTTGTCTCGTCCACCTGAGATTAATATAGCCATGTAATCTCCTTATTTAATCGCATTACACAGCAAACTGAGACATAAACGCTTTATCGTCTTGAGTGGCCCTCTCTTCGTGAGTAGCCATTACAGCTAAAGACAATACTGTTGGTTTAGGTAGATTCATTACCCCGTCTGCCATATAAGGATTAATTAGATTACCCACAGAGAAACAAGCATCGAACATACGTAGACTTCTGGAAGTACGGTTATCCAATGGATACATAAAAGTTTCGACGTCACCATCATAATCGCCGTTATAGAGCGGGGCAATGGCACCAGAAGTGGATGCTGATAGGTCACGGGTATCAATCTTAACATCGGTTAATCTCAATAGTACCGTAGAACCATGTTTCAGTGTAGGGGGTCGGTTAATCAGGATAGGAATACCAGGCTTACCGTTAGGTGCAGTTGATTCTTTAATCAATTCCAACATAATCGCATGGATTTTCGGGTGGTATACCCGTCTGTAGTCGGACATGATTTTAATGATTCGGTCAGCCGGTAACTTGTGCTTGTGATAAAGCTTGGCTTTAATGTGCGGTGCAAACATGGACATGAAACCAAACCATGGGAAGATAACCTCATCATGGTCATGTGGTCTCGTAATGGCTGTCACCACAAATCGTGCAGTAAAGTTAGAACGAGTAGCAATCAAGTGTTTACGAATCACACCTGGTTTTCTACCCAATACGTTCGGATTGACTTCTCTATCGTAATACTCACCCATGAAGGTTAGGAAACGAGAAGCTCTCGCTAGCTTAGTACGAGTCGTTAATGAAGAACGTGAATTCTCCACATTGTCAATCCCCACCATCAATCGCACTGCCTTTAGCAACATGGGTGTAGAGTTATCAATGTACTTCTTACCATTCGATGCTTCTACAATAGTCAGTGCTCTATTCGGTATCTGCAGATACTGCATCCAAACCTTGTCTTTATTCTCTCTAAAGAGATTCAACAACTCAATACCCTTTTCTTTATAATTGGTATTGAATTCAGAACGCGTTAAAAGGAACTCTAAGTAACGATCGAAGTTATCGTAGAAGTGCTGATAGCTTCTTACGTTTAAATTGGCTTCATCTAGAGAAGCCAGTGCTCGGATAACTGGCTGAGTCATTTTCGTCATTTTGGGACGATAATCAGGGTCAGTTAGCCACTGCAATAGATTAAATCGATAATTAGAGCGAGTGAGATAGTGCTGCAACTGATGCCACATCTTCACGTTCATTAAAGCAGGTACACCCTGTGGGCTACGTACCCAAATCTTATTATCCAAGTGATCGGATACAATGTCTTCTACTACCGTATCGCAGTGAGAACACCGAACACCTTTATAGATACGCATAGACACCGCACCACAACTACACCTAGGTACATTATCGAATTGTTCACCTACTTGGAGCATGAGTAAATCATTTACCGCATCCTTATCACGACTACTGCGGTTAGGTAAGTCGTTAATGATGATTTTAGCAGAAGCGGTATTGTAAAATATCTGGTCACTATTGACGTATTCTAGATGGATTCCCATTATGCAATTTGCTCCTAAATTTACTAAACGTCGTCTATTGATAATAGACCATTATCTCCTAGACTACTTGTCTTTAAACTGGGTAAAAACAAATAATCAAACTAGTGGTTTGCCTTATAATAAAAATCAAAGGCAAATGAGAAAATAGTCCCCTACCCCTACTGAAGGAGCAGGAGACTATTTCATTCATCGTTTAGTAACGGCCAGACCCTTGACCACCGAAGCCGAAGAAACCAGAGAAGTTACTTTGGCGCTGAGTGCCTTGAGTCATGATAGAGCGACCGAGGTTATCCAACATGCTGTTGTTAATGTAGTTAGCATAGTAGAACTGACCAGTCGGTTGAGTGATATTGCGGTTAACCAATACCATACCGGCGGCAGCGATTGCTTCGTACAGAGCATGGATATAGATATCTTCGAAGTCTACGCGCAAGCCATAACCATTGATTTTGGCGTGAGCGGCTACTTGACGTACGATTTCTTGCTGGATACCAACGCGTTGTTCAGGTTTCAGGTTTTCTTCTACCTGAGCCATAGTCCAATCACGTACCAGTTCCATTTGTTCAGGACGACCATTCACCAGATTCAACAGGAAGCGACGGTCGAAGTCCTGGATGGAACGAGTTGTGTTGGTTACGGAGTTGTGGTACTGACCCATCAAGGTTACGCGACGGTCCAGAGTACGGCATACGCGACCACTACCACCCATACGACGATAGATTTCCAGGAACTTGCCATCGCACAGACGGTCGGTGTGAGCCAACAGAATGTGGTTAGCAGAACCTACTTTCAATACGTCTTCTTCTTTTTCGTAAGCAGCACGCAGGAAGGGCTCGTATTTCCACTGACCTGCAGAAGCTTCAGCTACTTCCAGAGAGAAGGAGAAGCGAGGAGTAAAGTATTCCTGAATATAGTCATTCCACTGTTGGGCATTGAACTCAGGAGAATCTACCGGCAGCGCAGCGAATTCTTGCAGACGCAATGCAGCAGAGATTTCATAGCCCAGACCAGCTACGCTGTGGATATTGGTTTGCGGAGGTTGGTTAGAAGGATTCAGGCCTTCGCATACCCACCAGTATTTATCCCAAGATGCAGCCACACCGCAAGCCAGAGACCAAACCATATTACCAATAGACTGGTAACGAGAGGGGTTCAGTGAAGTGAACACGATGTTAGTGGCGTACATCTGTTTGCTGGGTTTACCTTGCTGGTCTTGATACTGGATACGGTCCCACGGAGAGGTGGTGCTTGACCAGGGAGAACCGTTTACAGCATTCTGCGGAGAAACCATCAGCACGTCGATAAAGCCGGTAACTGAAGTGATTTCTTTAGAAGCCACTTGAGTGTTGAATTTACCGTTAGGTGCCGTAGACAGGTTGTTGGAGTTAATAGTAAACATGAAGTCGGCACGAATCGGACGGCTGTATTCGTCCAGTACGGTACCGTTCATGATTTTGCGTTCGCAAACCAGTTCTTCTTCTTTATCGTGTTGACCGATGTTCAGGTCTACTACACGACCGATAGCACGAGATTCTTGTGCGAAAGAAGCAGTGATGTCGGCAGCTACGGCATTGAGCAAGATTTTCAATACGACATCTTGGTCAGTGAAGTCGGTTTGGTCAGCATACAGGATAGAACCACCGGCATACACGACATCTTCATTGCCGTATTTTTCTTTGGCTTTCTCAACGAACAAGGCTTTGATTTCTTTTTCGTTGAAAATTTGGGACGGGAACATGTCCACATTAAAGCGACGACCATTGATTTCGTCTGTTTGGATGGTGGTCAATACGTCATCGGAATTGGCGATGGCAATAGCGTATACAGCCATAGCGTTAATGTCACGACGACGAGCCACAATCAACATTACATCCAGGGGTAGGAGACGATGGTTGTGGTGGTCCAGCGGAATCGCACCGATTTCGATTTTGGCATTGGAGATACGGGTAGACACCACTTCATCAATGGTTTTCTCCAATTTCATCAGACCATCGTTAATCACATCCAGGTTCATGCCGAACACAGTGCCTTGGTCGGAGAACATGAATTTGGAAGCACCAGAGAAGTAGCTTTTCACTTCACCGGTATCCTGCGGACTAACCTCTTTCACTTCAGGCTGCTGTTGTTGCTGCTGAGCCTGAGCTTGAGGTGCTGCTTGTTTTTTGTTTTCTTGGTTATCGATAATTGCCATTTTTAGGTTTCCTTTACTAAATTAGGCTGGTTAATACAAGAGTCGACTTTTGTAAATAAGGAAGTGGATTCTAATTAGAAAGCTCTCCCTACCATTTACACGATAATGATATAGTACTAAATTTATTTGGAATACAATCCCAGTTAGGTTTAGTAGCCATAGCTCACTAGACCAGAGGTCTAGTCGCTGCAGAGCGTATTCCTTTGGAATACGTCTCTATATCAAACTAGCCTACAGTATAGAGAAAACATACTGTAGTATAGACCTCCACCCTAATGAAAGAGTAGAGGCTAAAATAGGGGTAAAGTAGACTGTTTCAAAAGCGAGAGATATTCTCTCCCATTGGGTCTCTTCGGTTTAGGAAGAGACAATAGTGATTTTCATCATATATACCACCTAGCACCTGATAAACTTTCTTATTCGGTAAAAGGGTGCAAAAAGCATATGACTAAAATCCCTCCATTTTCTATATAATTTAGGTTACTATACAACATGTTTAACTTAATTGGTATAAAGAGCCGTTTTCAGAATCCTAGGTTATATAAACTAGGGTTTGCTAATCGACTATTGGACAGAAGACTACAAAGGGCATTGAATTGGTATCGCAATAACTATTACTACGTACAATCCAATCACGTCCTCTATAAACTCATTCAATCCTTCGGTATGCCTAAGGCACTACCGGATGAATACGTAGAAACCTACATATACAACCGAGCATTTAAGCACGGTAATGCTTTTGGTTTCACATCAGATAGGGCAATAGGAAAACTATTTTACGGTAATTTCTACGGTATCAACTCAACTGAGGTTATTGTGCAAGTAGACAATAACTGGAAGTGGGAGAATATTAAAAGCAACTGGAGTGAAATGGCTCCGGTGAGGATACTGAGACACAACCAAACACACTTTAGTTTTAACCTATTGACCCACAAGAACTACGTAGAGTCTCCAGGACTAAGTATTATCGAAATCGATATTAATCTATTGCACATGCAGTACCTAGCCTGGTATAGACACCACAAGAAGATTAAGATGGTCAATCCTAGCCATGAAGTGCCTGATGTGGGTTACTTCTTAGGTATGGTGGTATTGCCTAATGCTTTAGCTTCTCACTTCAATCAGGTGATTATCAACCAGCATTGCCTAATGACTGATGAATTCATGCCTAAGACAATTGATTACGTAGGAACCTCTTTCTACATCAATAATAACTTTAGAGAAGCAGAAGACAACATTAAATCGGTATTTGAATTGTGTCGTAAGAACAGCTTTAATATCCAAACCTATTGCGATAACATTATAGGTGTAGATGATGTTAGTGCTCGTGACTTTAACGATACACCACAAACCTTTCTTACTCGCAATAACAAGTGGGTATATCTGTTAGCTTGTAGTCGTTTTATTAAACACTGTTTAATGACTCCAGCTAGAGAAGATAGGTTAGTGAATAAAGAATACGTGGTGAGAATGAAATACGAATTACAGCAGGTAATCAATGGCAAGGTATTCAATGACTACAAGATAGCCGAATTGAAACCCTATTACACTGAAGAGATTGAGTATTTAAAAAACATGTATTGAAAGATAGACTCTCTACTACCCTCATTTGGGTAGTAGAGAGTACTGTATTACTCTTGTTAGATTACTTAAGAAGAGCATCGAATACGTCACCGTAGGTATCCATAAAGGACCTGTCCTTAATGACTTCATGGATATTGTATCCTATAGCACCTAAGTAACAGGCGATAAACAGAATACCGAGTATAGTGACAGCATAATAGCCAAATACACCTTCTGGCCTAAGTTCCATGATTTGGCGACAAAATGAAATAGTGGCTAAGAGACCCTCTATACAAAGCATAACGATTTTAGTGTTCTTTTTGAAATGGATATTGAATAGTTCCAGTAGACGAGCTAACATGAAGAAACCTCCTTATTAGAGCGAAAGGGTAGCCCTAGCTATGAAGATAAGGCTACCCTTGTTTTAGTTATCAGTCAAGATTATCGTACTGACCCATCAATCCTGACATGAAGATAGCGCTGTAGAAGAACACAACGCCTTTCACTATATAAGATACTCCCTTAACAAGCATCGTTAAGATACTTACCAAGGAAGGCATCTCAATATAGCTAATGAAGAACAGCGATACGTCCTGAGTGTAATTGATAAGAGTATTCAATCCTAATGTGACTAGGATTAAGAGTACTCCCTTCAAGAGTATCACTTGTTTATCACTTAACATAAGAGTTACCTCCATGTTAAATAGGTTGAAGAACTGTTAGTTACCTAACAGACAAAAGAACCTCTCTTCTGCAGTTTAATAATATAGATGTAAAGTAAGCTATACTCCTTACTACCTTTATCGGGTAGTAAGGAGTATAGTGCTATTAGTGTTTTAATAAAAGTGGCTTATACTACTAGCGTAGTAACGCTGTTTCTACTAAGAATCAGTAGAAATCACTAATCAGTTTAGAGTTGTTTTTGTCTAAGTAGAATAGACCTACTGCTTCAAAGGCAATGTAGTAAGGAGAACAGATATTGGCTATCAGCTCTCGTATAGCGACATGGCCTACTATCTCTTTAGGTAGGGGTTTCTCTAAAAACAATTCCATAGGTACAGATACGCTACTTACCTTATCCTTACCACGTTGTTTTAGATTCTCACGAATAGCATTAGCTAAGTCTTGATTTTCAAAGCTAGCTAACCAATCTTCAGTCGCTTTAGCTGAATTGATATCCAATTTCACATTCACTGCTGAATAAGGCGGTTCACTCACTTCACCATAGTACTTACCGAATGTGGCATTCCAGAATAAGTAATGAACATAAGGAGATTCTCTATCAGGAGTATCCTTATACGATTCAGGATTCTTAATCTGGGCTCGTCTAAAGTACTTAATCCCACCTTCTCTTACATTCTTGTAAATGTCTCTTTCTACATCACCTACTTCTCTTAATAAGTCGATTACCTTAATCTTCTTATTATCTTCATTGTAAAGATAGAAGAGTCTTTTCATGATGTCTTCAGCATGTTCAATAATCTCTTGTGGAGAGTTAGAGTTCCTTAGATGGACTCCTTTCTTATCCAAAGACATTTCCTTGTATACGTTACCTTCCTGATAATCTACCGTATAAATGTAGTGTTTAGTACGGTTTAGATTCACTAGAGTAGGCATACCGAATTCATTCTTCATGGCGATTGTAAAGATACGTTTGGTCTCTACCCCTAGGTTACCTGACATAATGGCTAATAGGTGTTTCAGTGTTAAGCTAGAGAGCATAACCATGGTAGCAAATACAGGAGTAGCTTTCTCTTTGGTTCTCTTGTTTTCACAAAACCAGTTAGTCCAGTGTTTAGTCGTAAAGATAGAGGAGTCAGTGTCTGACATCAATACAATCTTCCTTAAACTACTGGGGAATTGAGCTAATGAACCTGGTAGGTGAGAAGACCTTAAGAAGGTTTGGATGTAATCCTTATACTTAGAAAAGACTTCGTAGATGTTGATAATAGAAGCAGTAATCTTTAGAATGGTTTCTGTACTAATATACTGGGATTCCTTTAATCCTTTTACTTCATCCGAACAAATCTGGATGGCTACGAGCTTAATCTCTTCTAGAGATTTATTGAAAATAGCTTGTGCTTCTTCAATCGTCATGCCTTCAATCGGATTGCATTTCCTAGCTAAACCACCAATAAAGTCTCGAGTAAACGATTCATTGTAGATACGTAAAGCATTTAAGTCGTAAATGAAGGCAATAGCGGCTCTCTGTTCACGGCTACACTTACTGATAAACTCCTTAATCAGGTTTTCCTTTTCAGGCCAGCGCCAATACAATCGAGTAGAGTTTAGAATGTATTCGAATAGCTCTTCTGTATTGGGTACGTAGAGATGATACTTATCCAGTATCTGTCTTATGTTCTCTACATCGATATTGGTTGTTAGTGCTACTAGGTTATTAATCGTGATATCCGCATTGTGGTAATGGCGATTACCGCCTAATAGCTTTTCATTATTGGCATTAGCATATCCAGAAGTCATTCGGCAATTAGACGTCAATACCGGATGCATAGAAGCCAGGTAAATAGCAGTAGAGGCTAAAGAGGAAGCCCCTGAAATACTATTCAAGTTTCGCTTAATATTATTCTGCCCGTTATTAGCAAACGCCATGGCTACAAAGTTGCCTTCTTGCTTCATCTGGAACTGGCGTTTCTTGAGTTTACTTCTTTCTGGTTTCTTAACGTCTACGTATTCGGATAGATAAGAGAGTTTTACCTTGTGGGGCAAGAAGGTAGTAAAGGTAGCGGCCATGATTTCATCATTGGCAAATGCATCCTTTAAGTAATGAACTAGTGTGGTTTCTCCTTTTACCCTATCGTCATTCTCGTCTTTGTGTACGTAAATCACCTTAGGATTACGTAAGGGAAACTTACCGTCTTTACGAATGTTTTTCATTACCCACTGACGTGCTTTGTCCAATGGATAATTACGCATAATGGAGAGAAACTGAGCCTGTTGATCAATGTACTGACCAATAGGGTTTAAATGTCTGGTGTATTGTTCTGGTTTTAATATAAAGACATTCTCAGTTAAGTCAAGACCTCGATATTCCATTGTATCGTGAACTCCTGTCGATTGATTAATCAGAAATACGAAATCGATTCGACTTATTGCTAAATGAAAAAGTACACCTCTCCTACCACCCTAAAAAGAGCAGTAGGAGAGAATGTATTTCTTATTAGTAAGGTACTGAGTGAGTCTAGTTTACTAGACGAGCTATCAATCAGGACCTATAATCCCTCTACACTAGTGAAACCAGAGAGAGGGATTATTGCTGGGGGCTGCCGCTCGGAGGCTGAGCAGGGGGCGAACCACCTTCTTGTGCACGACCGCCTCGACCACCACGGGCACGACCACCTTGCTCGCTCTCACTACCTCCTTCAGAATGACCAGGAGGAGGTACCTGAGGAGCTTCCTCTTGAGGATAAGGGAAGTCGTAACGGGTATCACGAGCAGGTACATAAGACGGAGCAGGAGAAGACGGGGCTTCCTGATAGCTCAGTTTATGGCCAGCCACCAAAGTTTCATTTTTTTCGGTGTGTTTAATGGATTCATCGTTGTAAATCTGCTTCAGGTTTTTAACGAAGGTATCCGCGTTTTTCACATCACCTTTCAAATAGACTGGAAGTTTATTTGCCATGGTAAAATACCTTTTAATGAATGAGTTTAAATATATTTAAATTCAGAAAGAGTAGGTACTCTTCATAGTTCAGTATAAAAAGTGTCGTAAACTAAGACTATTCCTCCTATTCCCCGCACAAGAGGAATAGGAGGAAATCGTCTGCACAACCAACACATAAGGAAACCATCATGAAAGTGAGAGTGATTTTGTTCACTCCTCTATAAGTATTTCGAGTCGAGACAAGTAAAGGAGGCTAAGGATGCAATCGCCACCTGGGGCGGTGTGATGGTTACCTCTACGTCTACAGAGACAATGAAGTCACGAGGACTCGAAATAAGTATAAGAGAATTACTAATACACAGAGCCCTGCCTTGGCATCACTCTCAACTACTGTGTATTATCCAGCTACTCAATGTAACAGATGAACAAACTGGTTAGTAATTTGTAACTACTATCATAGTAGTAGTGCTTACTACACCTCAGTGAGCACCATGGAGATGTTGGTGTAACCTCTAGAAGTAATGGCTTTACGCAGTACCTCCATGTCTTCAATCGAGACATTATCCAAAGTAATCACAATGCGGTTAGCTTGGGTTTCCACTAGTGTAGTCAAGTTAATCCAGTCTAGAGCGAAGATAGTTTCTGTCCCAGCACTGTTGAGTAACTTAACATAGGTCATGGTTAATGGATCGTCATTGTGGCCACTAGGTAGATGTGGTCTCATTCTCTCGTGGAATGAAATCACATCCAAACCATTGGCAATCGCATTTTGGGCATTGAGAATAGCCAAGCATTTAGCATTGATAATGCGAGTAGACAATACATCAGGGGCGTAGGTATCGAAGGAATAGACCTTACCTACTACAAAAGAATTAGACATTTAACACACTCCTGTAATTGCGAGTAAATCAATACTCCCATGGATTGACCTTGTATAGAATAATCATACCTTCCTCTAGATTAAAGTCCCCAATTCGATAGCATATTCTCGTTTTGGGTCTTAATCGATAATCTATATTAGGTAATCTAGGTAAGTACAGATTGAAAGAGCGAATCGTGACTAACAAAGAGTAAATGAGATTATAAGCAATGATGCTTAGTCTCTCTATTACCAGTTCGTCTAATTCTCTAGAAGGGAAAGCAGAATGAAAGTCGATTTCACCACCTACCTGTAAGTAACTGGTAGGGTGGCTATCCAAATCGTAGAAACAGAATACTTTATTTACCTCTTGTATAAACAGGAAGAACTCAGGTGGAGTAATGTTAGGTACAAGGTAAATAATGTCTCTAAAGCTACGATAGACAAAATCGCCATCTCTTACTAGGAACTTCTCAGGTAGGTTGATGTAATACTCAATTAGATCAGCATCAGTAGACCACATTTAAACGTGTCCGATAAAACAACATTTGTTGGTCTACGATACCGTTGAAATAGGAATCGATGGTGTAAGGACGTAATAGGTCGAAACACTCAGTGATGAGTTTGATGTTCTCAGTATAGAGTTGGCGAAACAGAGGAGTAGATTCGTATGCAGGTAAATCTACAATAAAGCCGTCTGAGAACATGATGTAGTCGCAAGCTTCTTGAGCCAAGAGAATAGAATCTCTATCTCTACCCAATTCCAGCTTACGCATGAGAAAGGATGCTACTTCGGTAGGGGAAATGTTCTTATTGGTTAATCTAAAGATATTATCAGCTATCTTCAGTACTGGGTTAGGGATTGAAAGTTTAAACCCCTCAGTGGTGCCTAACATAGTTTATTTTTCCTTTATCCACGGTTTAAAGTGTTGTGCTATAGATTAATGTAGTTCACTAAAGCCATGGGAAACACAGCTTGTTCTTCGACTACATTGATAAATAGCTTTGTTTTATCCGATACCGATATTCCGGACAGTACATCATCAAGCAGAATAATCATTCTGTTAATGATGTTGTCTGTCACTTCCAAGTTATTGGCAATCCCTAAATCCAATAGCTTTTCAGAGAACAAAACATAGCCGTCCGAGTCACCGGTACAGATAGAATCAAATAGTTTTGGTAGGTATTCTAGAAAAAAGTCATGTATACCGTCTAATTCAAGATTCAAGAAGTCCACCATCTCCACATGGTTATTCCTCATTTCTTGACTAAAAAAACAATATACATCAGTAAGGTTAAAGTACGCTAAGGGCAATACCTGTCCCTTAGCGTACTGTTGATTGATTTCTTGATAGTATTCCATCACGATTGGTATTTAGAACTAAGCACCTTCAACAGTCTGTATCCTATCTCCTCTGCTGAATCGGAATACACACCAAAGTCATGATTGAAAGCAATGGTGATTTTCTCATCAGCAAACAAGGAGAATTGCTCATTAAAGTACTTCCCGTTGGCTTCTTTTTCTCGATGATTTAGTTCGATTTCCTTCAGCTGCTCCCACTCGTTTATCCGGTAGTCACCTAAGTCACCAATCAATAAGCTAGAACCATCGTAATAAACGGTGAATTGATGGTAGTTTAGGTTCTCTTTACCTTTAAACAAAGTCTTTACGTAATCCTGTACTCGGATATAGATTTCATTTAAGGTAATACTAAACGGAATAACGGTCATGATTTCATTGATAGACAAGCTGCCTTTTATCTCACCCAAGGTGGCTTTTAAGACAGCTTCTAAATCAGGATAGTGCTGAGTGAGTAAATAATAAATCGTATCGTCCTTACTCATTACTCCGTAGTTACTGGGTAATTCTCTATTTAAACAAATGTAGGCAAAGTTAATAAAGATATCCAAAGCAACCGGAGAACAGATGGTTTCGAACAATACTTTGCTTCTATAGTAGCTAGGTCTGTAGAGTACTTCACCTGCTTCACTATAGACGGTATTGGAAACGAATTGATTGAAAATGTCATCTTGATAAACGACTTCTCGTCTACCATGCTCTTCACCTAAGATATATTTACGACCAGGTACAACTAATTGTTTATAAGTCTCCCTATCGTAAAATCCTAATCCCTTACCCAGGAATTGCTTTTCGTGGTTAGGTAGGGTTTGGCTGATGAGGTCTTCAATCTCTTCTAGAATGATTTTGGTCCTTAGTATATAAACATCATTAATGGCGGTCATGGTGAATCGATTCCTTAGTGGATAAATGTAATCGTGAGAAACAATGGGTCCAAGTGTATGCTTACTGGAATACTGATTCCATCTTTATTGATGTTTTTGCTTTCAATAAAAGGGAAAGGAGTAGGTTCCAGTTTATAAGCATGGTTCAATAATTCGAATGTTTTAGGG